ATCGTAAGCGTCCGGCCGATCGCCGTTTCAGTGACACGGTCCTTTTCGGCGGTGTCCCGTACAGCGTGAACGAGAGTGCTACGTACGTACGCCGCAGTGAGAACCCTGAGCTTGTTCCTCCGTGGCAAGTGCGTCGCAATCGGCCCGATGAGACCTTCGAGGTGCTCAGTGAACACACGACCGAAGAGGGCGCTGTTGCTGCACTGACGAGGAGAACGAGATGACCTCCCTGTTCCTAGTCGTCGTGCTCGCCGTAGGGGGTATCGGGACACCCTACCGAGCACACAAGGCACCGCATCATCGACATCACTGCTGCCAGACCTTCGACGAAAGCTCGTGATGGCACGCCGCCTAGATCCATTCGAGCCCGGCCTTACTCTGGAGGAACGCCAAGACCGCATGTGCGGATACGTACTGAAGCTGCGCCGGCAGGTAGGCTCAGTCTTCTGGGTCGAAGACATAACCGTCACCTCAATTCGCTCCTACGACGAGGAATCTGGTATTCTCAAGCTGTTCGCACTGACCGGGCGAAGCCACAAGAAGCTAGACCCAAGTAGAGAGTGCGGGCAATCACGTACCATTCACATCAACGAAATCTTGAAATCAAAACAAGGAGGCCGCATGAGCACTGCAACGAAAGCACCTAAGAAGACCACTGCACCGAAGGCTAAGAAGGCAGCCACACCGAAAGCACCTAAGAGGGCTGATGAAGGCCAAGGCACCAAGACAGCTGCTCCGCTTCCTAGTCACCAGCCAAATGCTGCGCTGACGGCAACCGTCAAGTCTGAGGTTGTGAAGGCCGAGCGTTTTGCTAAGCGGATCGAGGCGCTTGCGATGCGCGAGGCAGGTAAGAAGTTCCAGGAGATTGCCGATCACTTCGGTTGGGCGAACTCCGGTGTCGCTAATAACGCCGTCCGGCGCGCGAAAGCAGCCCGGGATGGGAACGTTCCCGAGAAGGTGTAGCTTCACTGGCCGCGTGTGCGTGAGCAGCGGGATCGAATCCTGCCGCGGCCAATACAAAACTAAAACGAAAGGAACCAGGATGGGTACTCAAGCCGTACTAGACGAACTACGCCGCTGCGATGCACATTGTAAGAAGCTTCAGCGCGAAATGAAAGAGCTCCGTTTGGATGAAAAAGGATGGCGGGGAGAAGTCATCGAGTTGAAACGTGCGTTGAGCGGTGCGCTGCATTTGATTGAGAACCCCTTCCAACCACTCCGGTCTAGGAATCGGGTCCTCGAAGACATCGACAGGGTGCTGTGATGAACGGTCAAGAGCGTAAGGCGCGATCCAGACGACTTCGACGGTTGCGTGACGTGTTCGTGGGTCCGTGGATGGCAGAGACGGAACGCAACGCACTGGAGGTCGAGAACACTGAGTACCGGGCCGCTCTCGCTGCCCGTGAGGCCACCGAGCGACCGGAGACGTGAATAGATTGCCTCGTATCTAGTCCCGATGGAAAGGTCTACTGATGAACTACGGCAAGCTCATGATCGACGGGAGCACGTTCGGCCGCGCACATGCACGGCTCGATATGAAACTCGCAGGGATCGAAGGCGTCGAGCCGGTCGCACCTCACCTCAAGCTCGTATCGAACGCCGGCTACGCAGACACTCACCCCGAAGACTGGTACGACCGCGAGAAAGCAGCGCTGCGCGACGCTGGGCGAGCGTTAACATAGACGTAGAGGACCGTGTATACTCTAAGCGTGCTCTAGAGGGCAACCAGCAACTTGCTGAGCATCCTACTGAGCGACCCGTGCGGTGCTGGCGTACATGACAGCTTGGCGTCAGCAGCCCACGGAACACACCTAAAATAAAAAGAACAATTGAATAAGGAGGACCGGATGGCAGCCGCTAAACCGAGTACTCGCGTCCTACAGGAAAGCGACAATGAGCCGCTCCATGTTCTCTATTACGGGGACGGCGGAACCGGCAAGACATCGCACCTGTGCTCGCTAGCGAACAACGGGCGAGTGCTGATAGTAAACGCCGAGAAGGGAGTAAAACGACGCGCGCTACAACGCATTGGTATCGCCGTCGAGAACATCGAGGTCTTCCCTGTCGGTGACGAAGAGATCACATACGAGTCGCTTACATCCGAGTGGCTTCGTGTGCGTGAGGCCCTGCACGCAGACCCGACCGCGTACGTCGGCTACCTGTGGGACTCAATGACACAGATATACAACGTGCTCCTAGAACACGCTAAGGTCGCCGGAGAAGAGTGGGAATCCCGTACCGGCAAGAAGCGAGACCCGCGCAACGACTACGGCGACGCGAACGATCAGCTACGTAAGCTGACACGGAAAGCGATGGATCTGCCTTGTCACTTCGGTGCTAGCGCGCTGGAGCGACGTGACCAGGACGACGACGGCGCAGTCACATACCGACCGTCGATCCCGCCTGGTCTCATGAAGGATACATATGGCTGGTTCGATCTCGTCGCTCACACCACCCTAGAGGCTGTCGGTGAGCACGAACAGTTCCGTGGTCTGTTCAAACCTCTCGGGAAGTACCGTGGGAAAGACCGGGAAGGGGTAATGCCAAGAACGGTAGTCAATCCATCGTTTGATCGAGTGATCGCCTACGCTGAGGAGGCGTTAACGGCCAAGACCGATCCCATCATGCAAACTGCCCAAGAACAAATCAGTGAACAAAAGAAAAACACAACACAGGAGGACAAGTAAACATGCCCAGACTCACAAAAAAGCAGGCGAAAAAGACAGCAGACGCTTCCGGTAGCTTCGAGCCGCTAGACGACGGTGTTTACCACGCTCGTCTAAGAGACGTAGAGGTCAGCGAGAACCCCGGGCCGTCTGGCTCGCATTATTGGAAGTGGTGTTTCGAGGTCGTAGAGGAGCCATACGTGAACCGGCGCCTGTGGACGAACACATCACTCGCTGAGGCGGCGGCCTTCAAGCTCAAGGAGATGTTCGACGCGTTTGGTGTAGACAACGACACCGACACGGATGAGCTGTGCGGTCAGGTAGTGCGGCTGGTAGTGTCCACGCGCACGATCCAGGAGGGCTCACGTAAGGGCGAGGCGTCCAACCAGATTGACCGCGTGTCGCCGGCTGACGAGTCATTCGAGGCTCCCGAGGCTGAGGCAACATCAGTGGAGGACGATTTGTTCTAAACCAAAAGAGATAGACGCGGTCCGAGGACGGTACGTGAGAGCCTCAAGAGGATACAAGAAATACTGTGTGAACGAGTCAGGGCGTGCAACCTGACACACAGTTGCCGCGTATGACATGGGCTGCCGCAGCGTCGAGTCCTCTCCCCGGTCCCCTCGACGCCCGCCGAGCGTGCATATCAAAGACCAGTAGTGGCCTGGCGCCCAACCCTCTTTACTAGAACCTAACGATGGCGAAACTCAAAGATGCGCTTGCTCTAGATGCTCTCGGCTGGCGTGTCGTGGCCGCACCGCTCGCCGGCAAGTCGCCGCTAGGTAGTGTAGTATGGTTGGGTAATGGCTTTTCCGCGTCTTGAGCTAACTGGTTTCCGTTCCGGGCGCTTAGTTGCGCTTCGTGAAGCCGGAAAGCGTCGGAGAGCAACTTTGTGGTTATGCCTCTGCGACTGCGGGAACGAAAAGATCGTCTCCGCCAGTCATCTCCACACACAGCACGTAAAATCATGCGGGTGTTTGCACAAAGAGGCCGCAAGGACGAACGGACGAATACAACGCACGCATGGTTTGACTAAGCATCCCCTCTATCGGACGTGGATTGATATGCACAAGCGTTGCCGCAACCCAAACGACCCCGCATACAAGTGGTACGGGGCACGCGGCATCAAAGTCTGCCGGCGTTGGACAGGGCCAAAAGGGTTTCCGAACTTCCTCGCCGACATGGACGATAGACCGGCTGGGCTCTCGTTAGACCGCTGCAATAACGAAGGAAACTACACGCCGAGCAACTGTCACTGGGCTACACATTCAGAACAAGCGAAAAATCGGCGGCGACATGGCTAAACTCGCCGATGCGCTTGTTCTGCATCGCTTAGGTTGGAGAGTAGTAGCTGCTCCATTAGCTGGAAAGTCTCCTCTAAACTCGTGGAAGTCTGCGCAAACCGAGCCCGCTACTCCTGCCGAGCTAAAGGAGGCGTTTGCGAAGGACCGTAACCTTTTCATCATCACCGGGGCAATCAGTCGCCTCGCGGTGCTCGACTGTGACGACAAGCAAGCGGAGATCTACTGGCACGAGCGACTCGGAGACGTACTCTATGAAACAACCTGTGTAGCGACCGGCCGCGGGAAACACTATTACTTTCGCTTAGCTGAGGGTGAGATCCACAAAGGGCGATCTTCCCCCGGCGGTGCCAGCGGCAAGTGGGATATCCGGGCCGAGGCCGGCGGAGTCATCGCCCCTCCTTCAATACACAGTGGAGGACGTGTGTACCGCTGGGGGCAAGGCCGCGGCCCTGGCGCCATACAAGACGCTCCAGAGGAGCTGTGGGCCGGCGAGAAGAAGGCTGAGGACAAGCAGAGCGGGCCGTCCTCGCTCCTCTCACACCTGCTAGCGAACCCGCCGGAGGAAGGTACGCGAAATAATTGGTTGGCGCGAGTTGCAGGTCACTACGCCGTCGAACTCAAGCACCAGGACGCGTTCGAAGAGACCGTGCGCGGGCTCGGGCAAAGCGTCGGACTTGAAGACAAGGAGATCGAGAAGCTAATACGATCAATCTGGGGTGCGGAGCAAGCGAAGGTCGGCAAAGCCGCACCAGAGGACGCTCCAGAGGGCGAGGGCGGGGACTGGCGCATCGGGCAATGTACAGAAGCCTCCGGCTATCTGATGAGTGGAGATACACGCATCCTCACACAGATCCGCGAACGAGACTCAGACGGCGGCTTTCAGATCGCGTTAGCTCCTTGGCTCGACGCAGACCTACGCGCGATCGGAATCTTCGAAATGCCAGACGAGACACGGCTCTACCACGTCGAGGTCCGCACGCCCGGCAAAGTGTACGACGGTGATGTCGGATCGAAGACGCTAGGCGACTCACGCCAACTGGTCCAATGGCTTGCAGGCTTCGGGGTCAGCCTATCGGCGCCGGACGGAATCTTCCCCCGCGGTATGGCGTCAGGCGCTCGCCTCGTGCGCTACCTAGAGGCACAGCAGCCGCCCGTACAGCTCGCTGTCCCAGCGCTAGGGTGGCATGAGGAGTCAGCGGCATTCATCACCCATGAAGGACTCCTACGCGCAGGAGGCTTCGAGCCTTTTGAGGCTGTTAGGCCCTCTCCGCGCGTAAAGCAATGGGCGCCGTACGTTTATGGCTTAGAGGGCGCTGAGCACACCGCACAGGCGGTGCTGTCAGAGGTGCTCACCTTCCATGACGAGCGCGTTGCGGCCGTCTTCGGTGCGTGGTGGGCTGCTTGCCTACTCAAGCCGCAGATCGCACACGAGTTCTCGCAGTTTCCATTCATGGCCTTAGAGGCGCCTTCAGAGAGTGGAAAGACAATTGGGTACTTTCCCTTGATGTTGGAATTGGCTGGCAATACCCAAGGGAACAGTAACCCCACACGCGCCGCGATGCGCGACTACCTCTCAGCACACCGCTCCGGGATCGTATGGGTTGACGACCTAGACAATCTTGACGCGCTCGGGGAGCTGATCCGCGGCTCAACCGTCGGGGGGTCCGTTGTCAAGAAGGCGCTCAACCAATCAGACCAAATCTCCGTTCGACTTGAGGCGGCGCTGTGCGTCAGCGGCGAGTCGCTGGGCCTGCACGGTCAGAAGGCGCTGCTCGACCGCAGCATCGGGTTGGAGGTGCCCTCTCCAGTCGGTAGGCGATCACTACACGGCGACTACTCCCAGTTTCAGGACATCGTGGAGCTGAAACGCAAGTACCCTGCCCTGAGCGACTTCGCCGGCACGTACATGGTGCGAGCGCTCAAGCTCGTACCAGAAATACCTACCAAGGCACTCGATCTCCGTGAGGGCGACGGCCGGCTAATGGACAAGCTGACGATCATGCGACTCGGCTGCTGGGTACTCCGTACGCTGATCGACCGCGAGAGCAGCGATTGGATCGACCGCCACGTAGAGACGTGGATAGCTGAGCAGCGCGCTGATTACGACCCTACCGACAACTCGTTGACTATGCAGCTACTACCAGCTGCCCTAAAGCGCCTAGGGCGCCCCACACAGCCGTTAGGGCCAGATACCAGTAGGTCTAGACCAGCGAGCCCCACATTCGTGCGAGCACACGAGAAAGACATTTGGTTCAACCCAACCACGCTCGCGGAATGGTGGAGCGACATCCACTACGGGAGAATCGACCAGCGCACTGCTGCGCCAGAAGCGCTCCGCCAGCAAGCGAAAGCGATCGGCGCCGGCGGAAAGAAGGGGACAGAGCGTCGGTACTTCCCGTACTCGACCGGGTCTGGGGGCGCGAACTTTTGGCGGCTCCCAGACAAGATCGCTGCTCAGGTGCTAAAACGCGCGGAGGAATAACCTTGACAAGCAGGCATCGGAGTTGTAAGCTATCCCGAAACACACAAACGTAGGAGGTTACTGATGGATATAGTTGCTACGCTGCGAGAGATCGCAGATCAGCTAGAGGAGACGACAAGAAGCGGCGAGGTTATCGACCCGCAGGTGTTCGACTTCAACGACGGGTTAGGTCCCGTCTCAGCTACTCGGCACACTAACCCAGATGGCAGCATAGGCGGGTGGGTCGCCGCCACAGCGCAGGTGTCCGGTAAAGCGTGGGTGCTCGGTGAAGCGCGGGTGCTCGGTGAAGCGTGGGTGCTCGGTGAAGCGCGGGTGTACGGTGACGCGCGGGTGTCTGGTAAAGCGCAGGTGTCCGGTAAAGCGCGGGTGTACGATGACGCGCGGGTGCTCGGTGAAGCGCGGGTGTACGGTGAAG